GCAGGAACAAACTTCCAAGGAAGTGTACCAGCGAACTCTTCCCCCTCGATTGGAAAAGAAACAGACGGATCAATGTATACTCCGTCTCCCCCATTTTACTACTTTAGTATGCCAAACGTCTCACAAGGCTTATGTGGATAAGGAATAAATATAAATGCCGAGTAATAACAGAAACTGTTGTTGTACAAAATTCAACAAAGCAGAAGTTTCCGAAACCATTTCTCGTATCGGAAGCAGTTTAAATGATTCACATGGTCTTTGGGTTCCAGAAAACTTATATGGAA